AATATCAGCGTTAGAAGTAGAGACTATATCTTGTCCGTTAACATCAAGGTTTCCACCCAGTTGTGGAGTAGTATCTTCAACTAGGTTACTCATACCACTACCTGCTGGTACTGTAGCCCACTTAACACCTGTAGCTTCACTACTATCAGCAACTAACACATGGTTATTAGTACCAACAGAGAGGGCTGTGGGGTCACCAGAACCGTCACCAACTAATATCTGACCTTTCGTACCCAAGTCAGTATTCATTACTGCACCAGCAGCATTTACATTAGTGGCATCTGTTACATCAGCACTTGTTTCTATACCTGATAATTTAGTTTTTTCTGCATCTGTAAAAGCATTTGTATCAGAGTTTGCTTCGTAAGCTGTTTTAATCTCTGCGTTTGTTTGATCTGCTGTAGCACTAGCTTCAATTCCATTTAATTTACTGTGATCAGCGTCAGTAAATACGTTACTGTCAGAGGCAGCTTCTACTGCTGCCCTTATTTCAGCATTTGTTTGATCGGTTGTAGCACCTGCTTCAATGGCGTTCAGTTTGCTGTGGTCTGCATCAGTAAATACATTGGAATCTGTAGCTGACTCCACAAGTGTTCTTATCTCAGAGGCAGTTTGATCAGCAGTTGCACTAGCTTCTATAGCGTTTAACTTTGTATGGTCTGCATCAGTAAACACGTTGCTATCACTGGCACTTTCAACAAGAGTTCTTATTTCTGCTGCGGTCTGATCTGCTGTAGCAGAAGCCTCTATTGCATTTAGTTTAGAATGATCTGCGTCTGTAAAGACATTACTATCAGTTGCTGCTTCTACTGCTGCCCTTATCTCTGCGTTTGTTTGATCTGCTGTAGCATTTTCTTCTATACCAACTAACTTATCTATGATTTCCTGTTGAGCAAATAAGACCTGATCTGCATTGGTATCTAAATCAGTTTCAGTAAGAACAGAACCATCTTGAAAATCTACCTTCTTGGCAGAGATGTTTGTATCTCTTTGAAATTTAATAGCAACACCATTACCAGGTTCATTACCACTGGTAAATGTAATCTGTGTTGCACTGGTAAACGTATAGTGGGTGGTTATGGTTTTTAAGACACCACCAACAGTAACATCTACCTCAGCTTCTGAGAGATAGGAGAAGGAGATACTAAACGGACCAGCAGTACCGTTACCAGTGTGGTTTGTAAAAGATGCAGCAGTGTTAGTAGCCATGATTAGTTAAGATTAATGCCTTCTAATGTTTTTAGTATATCGTTAGTACCTCTTCTAAGCTCATTTTTTGCCATAGTCTTCTTATCTTCATCTAATAAATTCTCTTTGTAATAATCTACTGCTGCTTCTTTATATAATTTATAAACACTTCTTGCTTCCTTTTGTAACTCTTTAAGAAATAACTGTTTCTTTTTTAAGGTGGCTTGTGCGTCTATAGAACCAGAAAAATCACTTTCAATTATTTTAAGTTTTTCTATATTTTCTTTTTTCCTTGAAAGTTTTAATAGTGCTTCTGGAAATCTAATACCGTTTTTAGTATCAAATTTTCCTGTACGAGGGTTAAGAGGTATGTCGGGAATAAGTCTTTTAAGATCGTTATATTCTGGGGTGGTTAAGTTTACACCAACAAAATCTCTTTCACCAAATGGTATTACATCACTTGGAGGTACTAATTTGAATTGTATTCTTCTTAGATATTCATCTTGAGGATTATCATTTTCTTTCCTGTATTTAAATGGATTACCAAAGTTAATACCCATCAACCCTTCTGGATATTCTGCTAATTTACCTGTTGTCATGCTTTTTATAGGAGCAAGATCAGCACTAAAACCAGGTAATGTATCTTGATAATTTCTCATTAACACTAAGCCAAAGGTATTTAAGTCTTGGAATGGATTATTTTCATTCATTAAACTACCTAAATCATTACCTTCAAACTCATAACCTGCAAGATTTTCAGCTTCCGAGTATTGACCTTTATCAGCTTGCCTTTCAACTTGTGGTTGTAAATCGCCTTTAGTAAATTTTGTTTTACGTTTAGGAAATCTCCCTTTGTACGTTCTTTGTGTCATTTCGTCATACCATTCACTACCTCTTGCTCTTTTAATACTTCTAAGCATAGAAGCAGGGTAATTAGTAATACTTGTTATATAGTTAGCTGGAACTTGATAAAACCTTCTTAAAGCATTGACATCACTTGTCAGATCAATGGCTTGTGCAAGATTCTGAATCATATATTTATTGTTGAGGTTACGAGATAGTAAAGCTGTTTGACATTGAGCAGCATTTTTATAATCTTCATCCTCCATAAAATCATTACAGTATTCCATATCACCTGCAATCATATAGAGTGAGCCAATAGGTTCCATTCGAGAAAGAATATCTATATATTCATAATTAGGAAGACCATTATCACCTCTTAGAATTGATCCATTTTCATCTTTTTGTAAAACTCTCCAACTATAAGGTAATTCATCTGTTCTCTTCTCTCCTTCTCTTAACCATCTATTATGATGACCACCACCGATAAGAGCTAATTCGGCTTCTGGATCATGCCTAGCAGCAGCTAAAGTTATAAAATAAGCCCATATAGCACCACCGACAGTAGCTTCTCCATTAGCCCTGTAAGCAGTGGCAAGATCATCACTCATCAGTCTGTCATTATGTTCCTTGAGTATTCTTCCAAAAGACATGTTAAATTTTGGTGACAAACCTGGAAGCTGAATAGGAAAAGGGTTACCAGGTATCATTCCTGTCATAGGAGTTCTTCGTAAAACGTGTTTACCTATATTTATTGGTGTTGTTACAAATGGAACTATTGGTTTTAGTGGAGAAGATTTTAAAATATTTGCTATTTCTTTAGTTCTTTTAGATCCCATTCCATTCATAAAAAAACCTTTGCCTAATTCTTCTGTAAAGGTTCTATCTGCTGCATAATCTAATGCTCTTGTATAAGCATCAAGAATATACTCATCTGTTCCTTCTCTAATGCTTTGTTTGTTGACTATATCTATAACCTCATCGAAATTACTTCTTACATAGATACCCCAACTTTTTCCTTTCAGTCCTTTTTTAGTTGCCTGCTCAGAAAATTCACCCCATAGGTGAGAACGAAAAGCAGCTTGTTTTACAAATTCATCACCAGCCATCATAAAACGACCAGGTATTCTAAAACCATGACCAAATAAATTTACTGTTTTTGCAAAAGCGTTATCACCTGCCATACGAAGTGCATATCTTTCGTACTGATCCTGTCCAAACATTCTTCTTTCATCAAGAATGTTTTTATCAAGCCATAAAGCCTTGCCTGCTGCTTTAAGATTTTCACCAGTAGAATTTAATATTTTTACTAATTCCCTTGCTGCTCTAGCTTTCATTTCTGTTTCCATTATTGGCGCACCTGCTGCAAGATCTAATGGACCAAGAGCAACATTCATTAATGAACCAACTATATTTACAACGTGTGTTTCTGGTGCAGTAAGAAGACTGTTGATAAACAACTCATTAGTAATACGAAGACCTCTGCCTAGTCGATCTTTTATAGTCATTCCATCAACAAGTTTGCTTAATCTCTTACCATCACCTTGCATGGCAAGAACTTTTCTTGTAATACCTAATAAACCATCAACATCATTACCTTCTATATAACCTTTAAGACCTTCAATTAATTCTTCTTTTGTTGGTACAGCTTTCTTTTCAGTAATTTCTTTTTTTGCCTTTTCTACTAACTGTTTTGTTGTAGGCTTATATCTTTCTTTCTTTACCCTTTCAGTGGCAGATTCACCACCACCAATACCTTTCCCTACTTCTTCATCAATAGTTGTTTTAGCTAAATTTTTAGGTTCTGCATCTATAAGTTGATTTATTCTTACAGTACCTGCTGTTTCAGAACTAATTGTTTTTGCTGGACCTGTAAGACGTATAAGATCAATTACATCACCAGACCATTTAGTAAGTAATTCATCAGGTACTTTTTGACCAAGAAGAAAAGCTTCTTCTATAGAAGTCATTGATTTACTTATTTCTGTAGCTAATCGTTTGTTCTCTTTTATTGCTCCAAGGTATAAAACCCTCATGTGTTTTTCAGGAGCAGAAGGACTTATTAACTTAGCTAGTTTTGTTACAGCAGGGAGAAGGTAGTCATA